AGCTCAGGACATAATCAACATAGGCATTAGCTTTTCCAAGATTGGTTGTAGCGTGGCGAAAATCGGCAAAACGTTTTTCAAAGTCTTTATCCATCTTTCACTCGCCTCTTTTTCAGTTCATTCTTAAACTTTAGAACCTCTGTGAGAACTGATCCATTATCTTGCTCTACAACTTCACCCAATGACTTAGGATTCATCATCAATTGATTAGAATAACTGAGTATGTCTTTCCGTAGGATTTCCATCGCTGTTAGGATGGGGACCTTACGTTCATTCTCAGCTCCTGCCTTGTTAACGTAGACATCTGTTACAGGATAGCCCATATCAGCATAATCCTGAGCAAGTTTCTGATACTGAAATAGCATTCCTGAAAAGATGTCAATGATCATGTCAAATTCTTTGCGATAAGTCCCAAGCTCTTTCATCTGTTTGATGACTTTTGACTTGATTGACTTAGCTGTGACTGGTTTTGCCAAAAACTAGGCCTCCTTCCCAAAATCCCTTTAGTTTTTATCCCCTTTTTGTCTGGAGGCCTCCGACTTGGAAAAAGTTCCCTTCACCGGTTCCCAGACGATCAAAAAAATTTTTTTTCGATGGGGGGGATAATCGAAAAAATCGAAAAATTCAAAAATTGAAAAAATTGAAAAATTCGATTTTTACAAAATTTCATTTTTTCGATTTTTGTAAAAATTCAAAAATTCCCTTTTTCGCTTCTTTTGCCAAAAAATTCCTTGACCAATAACTTTATCATTCTTTCTATCATGAAAAGTATTGTGTCTCTTGTTAGTAAGTGGCAGACAATTCCATTCTTGGAATTCTAGTTCAGGATATTCGGATACTGGAAAAATATGATGAACCATTTCAGCCGGTTCTGATATTCCATATCTCAAACTCTCTTGACATAGATAGTTATATTTCCTTAGAATCTTATCTCTGAACTTCTCCCACTTCTTTGTCTTCAAAGAAGGCCTGACAATTTTGTTATACATATATTCTCCTCATGCAAAAAGGACAGCCAATCTCTTTGGTCTGTCCCTCTCATACTTGAAGCTATGCTATCATAATATTTTATTTTACGTGAGAAAACAAGAGCTTATTTTCTCATTCTTTTCGGAATGGTGTTCCTTCCCAATGTACAAGGATACTTGAAATGGTAATGCAGAGTGTTTCATCTTTGCAAATTGAATATCCTACAATCTCATATTTTAAACCCGGATTGTTCTTGATATCCATGTTCAATTCATCTACTGCTCCTTTTATGAACGGAATATCTGTGTATTGTTTTATCGTCATACTGTTGTTCATTTCTCTTCCTCAACTTTCAATCTTTTCGATTTCACGTTCTAGTAATTTTTTACGTTCTTGTAATTCTTCTAGTTTTTGAACATCTAACGCTTTCTTGATGATTTCAAGACGTTCAAGATTCATCTTAAAGTTTTCCAGAGAATCAACTTTACGAGCGTACTCTCTAAAATTATTCGCCCAGTTCCACTCTTCCCAACCAAAGGAATTATTTAACTCTCGTGTTAAATCGTTATATTTATTTCTTAAATCAATATTAACTTCTCTTTGATAGAGCATTACAAATAATGCCATTACTAAAACCGACACACAAGCTAAGAACATTAACCAATACATCAATTCTCCCATTTACTCCACCTCCTCAATCTCAATCCCTTCACAATCAAAGACCCAACCAAATCCAGCTTGTTCCAGTTTCTTCTTTGTAAGTTTCGAATAAGCTTTACTGCTGTAAAAATAAATTGCATCTTCATCAGGATCTCTCATGATGTACTGACCGGATGCTTTTATTTTCACTTTGTAGCGTTTCTCTTTTTTTAACAATTCAGGACTTTCCCAACGGTTCCCAATTTTTGAGTAATATCGGAGAATGTCTCTTGTTATGTCTATTCTGGTATTTATTGTAATACCTTCACCAAACCATCTGCAATTATCATGATCATATCTCACGAGAAAAATATAATCCTGTGCATTGTTTTTCAGAATATCTGCTTCAAAGATTTCATTTCCGTTTATATCTTCAAGTCCTGTTGATTGCATGAATTCCACATCATCAAATGAAATACCTTTTGGAGTGAAATCAACATCTTTTATACATCGTTTATTTTTGTCCCATGCTTTGAATTTTGGAGTCATTCTTCCATCTCCTTTGGTGGTTTTGGATAACTCATCCAGAATACTGTGTCTTCATAAGTGTTTTCAAATCCAACACCGTTCCCAAAATCAATCCAGATATCAGTGGTTATCTCTTGGGTCTTTGGATTATATACAAGAACTTCCTCGTCTATTTCTGGAGTCTTACCTTCCCAAACAAAATCGAATCCATCCCCGAATATTTCTTTATCGTCTTCGTAGATATCTCTGGTTGTCAATTTATTCCATTCATAAAGTGCCACAGTTATGTCTGATGTTCTTTTTGCAGTAGCCATTTTTTACCCTCACTTTCACATATCTTATATTTTGTTAAGCTCGCCTTGTTTCTGAAATCCTTTTAGAATATGGCTTTCATTCGTTTCTCTTTTTCTAGCTTATGCTTAACTCATTATGTTAATGTCAAAAATATAAAAATTAAATAACAAAGTTTCTCAAGGCATCATCTAGTTCAGCTTGTTCAATTCCAATATATCTCAGCGTTATTGCTGGAGACGAGTGATTGAACATCTTCTGTAGTGTGCCTACGTCCTTTGTTTTATTGTAGTATTTGTATCCAAATGTTTTGCGCATTGTATGAGTTCCCACATTGTCAATGCCCAATTCTTCAGCAGCTTCATGGATGATCTGGTAGGCTCGTTCACGAGTGATGGCCTTGTTTCCTCCTTGCCTGCTCTTGAATAAGAAATGATGGAATGGCTTCCCTTCAACATACTTCCTCATTTCTCGTTTCAGCTCTTTCGTCATTCTACGGGAAATCTGTTTGCCAGTCTTTCTTTCTCGTAGCTTGATGTGCCATCCCTGAACATCTTTGACTTTGAGTGTGAGGATATCACCAACACGCAAGCCTGTATTGAGACCGGTGATGAATAACATGTAATACATTTCATTCCATTCTCTCAGATAATCTTTCATCGCTTGAATGTCATCCGTGTCTTTAATGGGTGAGACCTCTTCCATACGGTTCCCCCTCTCTATATTAAAATTGATTTTCATAAGGAATTGGGAGTACAGGAATTGAACCTGCATCTGCTGTTTTCCGCCAGCACGCTCTAACCTTTTGAGCTAACTCCCTAACCACTATTAGGAGACCCTCTCATCCATGATGTGATTATCATGAACAAGATTATAGTATTTTATTTTGTGTGAGAATACAATAACTTATATTCTCAATTTATAGTACACCTTTCATTCTGGCATACGTTTCTAAGATGCCAGCACGCTTGCGGTAAATTGTAGCATTGCTGACAAATTGCTTTTCTGCGATTTCTTCCCAATCAAGATTGGCTTGTCCCCATCTTAGATAGAAGATGTCAAGTTGTTCGCCTGTCAATTGTTTCTTGAAGGATTCAACAGTCTCTTTGAACAGCTCAAGATTCTTCAGAGTCACATCAGTAGCGAATTTCATCACTGTGTTTTCTGTTGGCTTACTGATGCCAGACTTACCACCGCCAACTAGATCATCACCGTTCTTTGCCATCAATTCTGCTTTGCGTGTCCAGATTGCCCGGTCAATTCCACGAAAATTGAATAATTCTTGGTCAAGATTAAACAACTCTCTATTGTTTAATTTTTTCATTCAATAACCTCTCTTTGATAGATTTCTACTATCCCTTTCCCTTTTAGTCTTTCACAGTGAGCAAGCGCTTCATGCCTTGTCTCAAATTCAGCTTCAGTGTATTCAGCTAAATGTTTAGGATCAATCCAGCTTAAATGACCGTGATATTTTCTTACAACATACATCTTCATTTCTTTCCCCTGTTTTTGAATACCACACTGAAGGCCCACAGGAAGCCAGCACCCCAAATGATTGAGAAAATTGTAAATATAAAATCTTGCAATTCCATCAAATACTACTCCATGTCTTTTGATTCTTTGCGTTTTAATGTCACAGCGTAACTCATGACCATCACACCGATAGCAGCAAGAGCAAGCCCTGTTTCAGTCCCTGTGTTTGGTAATGTTGCAGGAGCATTGTAAACCTCAGCAGCTTCTTCAGATTTAGCTTCAGTATTATTCACTACTTCAACATTTTCTTTCTTAGTCTCAATCTTAGGAGAAACAGAAGGTGTCTTTGGTTCTTGTTTGGGAGTTGCTTGAGGTGTTTTAGGTTCTTCTTTAGGTTTCACAGGTTCTTCTGGAATTTCAATGATCAATTCTGGCATGTAGTGAACAGGCGCTTCATTTGGTACA